AAATGGCAAATACATTTAAGGTAGTTACAAAAGCAGGAGTTACATCGGAAGATATAATTTACACTGTGGCAAGTTCTACTACAACAGTTATCTTGGGTCTTGTGTTAGGTAACACAACATCTAGCCAAACTACTGTAACAGTTACATTATCATCAGATACAAGTGGCAGAGCAGGTGGCAACGATGAAGCAAACCAAGATGTTGAGTTAGTAACTAATGCACCAATTCCTGCAGGTTCATCACTCGAAATGTTAGCAGGTAATAAGGTTGTTATGGAAACAACTGATGTGCTGAAGGTAACAGGTAGTGGTGCTACAGATGTCGTGCTTTCAATTATGGAGATAACATAATATGCCGTACTTAGGAAATAGTCCTGCAAGTAACTTTGCATCTGTAACTAAAGATACATTTAGTGGAGATGGAAGTACAACTGCTTTTACACTATCTAAAGCTGCGACAACAAATGGAGTTGCAGTCTTTGTAGAAAACGTAAGACAAGAACCTACAACAGCGTATGCAGTCAGTGGTACAACATTGACATTTACTGCTGCACCTGTAAGTGCTAGTGGAAATAATATTTATGTGTTACACCACAACACACCTGCAAGTACAGCAACACATCCTGCGGCTCAAAACCTTACAGCCGTAGATGGCACGTTTACAGGAGATGTTTCTGTAGGAGATGATTTAAGTCTTGCATCAGATAGTGCAGCGTTAAATTTTGGAGCAGATAACGATGTAACTTTAACTCATCTTGCAGATAAAGGATTAATTTTAGATGTAGGCGACCAAACAACAAGTAACTTTGGAACAGCAAACACATCTGCTGATAATCTTGTTGTTGGTGGCACAGGTGCTGTTGGTATGTCTTTATTAACTGATGCAAACAATGTTGCAAGAATATGTTTTGGTGATGTAGATGATACAGATGCAGGACAAATAGCATATAACAATAGTACGCATGATTTAAGTATGATGGCGAATGGTGAATCATTTATAGTATTTGGTCAAGTAGATGCTATTAAAATAAGTATGACTAATTTTGCAACTTTTACTTTAGCAGACGATGCAAGTGTAACTATAACTTCAGGCACACCTGCTGGAGCAATGCTTGTTTTACTAACTGTTCATAGTACAGGTTATGCTAATTTGTTTTTTGTTTCTTGGATTGGTAGTGAATTTAATCTTACTAACGATACAAACTTTGCTGTTTCAGATACAGATGGTAAACAGGCTTGTGTATTTAGTTCAGGAAGCCAATATCAATTTACATTAAAAAATACTAGAGGTGGTGATACAGCCTATACAGTAGGTGTAATAGCAGCATAAAGGAGATACTTAAGATGACACTAACATATAAAATTAAAGATTTTACTGATGAAAAGGTAAATGAAAAAAATACACTTTCAGATGATGGTACATTAAAAAAACGAGTAGGTTTTGCAATTACAGATGAAAAAAATAATTTTTATGCGATTGACAAATGGCTTAGTATAGTTGATGGAAAGTCAGATGATGATTACATCAAAGAAGCATATGATTTGTGTAAGACGCAAATTAATAATTGGCAAAATTCAATGAAAAATTTAAATAAGACATTTAACCCTGACACAGGAAAGATGGAATAACATATGCCATACATAGGAAAAACAACAGACGGATTTGGAGTACGAAATAGGTTTGTATATCTTGCAAGTGCAGATGACACATCCGTAAGTGGAGCAGATGCCAATGGAGCAACTCTAACATTTACAGATGGTGCATACGTTGATGTGTACCTTAATGGTGTGTTGTTAAAAACAGGAACAGACTACAATACAAACACTGCAAATACCATAGCAGGTCTATCAGCGTTGGCTGCAAATGATGAAGTGACTGTGGTGGTGTATGACGTATTTACTGTTGCTGACATGGTAAGTGCTACAAGTGGTGGTACGTTTAGTGGTAATGTTACACATAGTGGTACAGTTACTGTTGATGACACCACTGACTCTACATCAACTACAACAGGGTCTATACAGACAGATGGTGGTTTAGGTGTAGCAAAAGATGTGGTTGTTGGTGATGACCTTTTTCTTAAATCAGACAGTGCTGTTTTAAACTTTGGTGCAGACAACGATATTAATATTACTCATGTTGCTGACACAGGTCTAACTACAAATGGTGATTTTAGTGTTGGAGATGATTTAAAATTAAACAGTGATGGTGCAGTTTTAGGTTTTGGTGCAGATAATGAAATAACACTTACTCATGTAGCTGATACAGGTTTAAGAATGGAAGACACCGACAAGTTTCAACTTGGAGCAGGTGGAGATTTATCTTTATCTCATAATGGTACAAATTCTTTGATAGAA